ATGAAGGATGCCATCAAGAGACACAGAGAAGAGCTTCTTGCCCTCATGGTAGTAATGATAGGGTACTCTCACTTTGTCTGTTACCTTATCAATGCCAAGAATATCAGCCGTTCTTTTTATGATGACAGGCTCATGTATATCCCCCCACTCCATAGCCTCGTTTTGCTCTACTTCTTGAACCTTAAAGGGTTCAATACCTCTTGCGCCTAAGATATTGGTCAAGAGTGTGTTTGGGGTTGTGTAGGGGTTGTCACCCATCAATGCCGGAATGACAGACCCTGATAAAAATTTATTATCTGTGATTTTCCCTACCATGATGACGAACTCGCATGGATTACAGGGAGATACGCTAAAATAATAAGACCTACTAAAATAAATACTAACTTACAAAAATCTACTAACATAACCTAACCTCTTTAGTTAGGCTGAGTAGTCAGGTTAGTCTGTCTAGTCTAGCGTTGGTCTTAACCCAATATATATTATGCGCCAAATAGACTTTACCCAATTACACAGCCGTCATTAATATTACCCAAGATAATCAATCATTTATACCAACTATCTCAACTCCTACTCTCTTACTCGTTACTTCTGCTCAATATTATTATGCAATAAAATCAATCATTTGCATTTACTAAATGTGTTCATTTACAAGACACATCACTTAAACCATTGACCCCTAACGTGTATTCCGAAAGTCAACATACGGAGCTTTGGGATACTTTAAAGAATAATCAGCCTTCTCTTTGAGCTTGTGGCTACAATCTGTCACTGCCTGTTTCATAGTATATAATGTACTAACGTCAGACGTTTTAGGTTGCTGCCGTTCAATCTCAATCTCCTCAAGTCGTTCCAGTAAATTCCTAAAACATTCCAAAGCGTTTTTGAAATGGTCAGGGTGAGAGCAAGGAACAGCAATGCGTGAAGAGTAAGTATCCAACCCTACTGTCTTCATGTAATAGCGTTCCTGTCGAATACGCTCTTGCATCGACTTAGGACTCAATCGCCTTTCGTGATATTTAATCTCATGTTTCAATTCATCATCCATATTAAGCGTTACTCCTTGTAGTATAAATGTTAATAGTTCAATAAATCAACTGGAAGTCATTCCCTATTTTGCTGGTACTGAGTACCATGTTTTTTAAGTATTTTGATGTACTGAGCAAGGTCTAATAGATGCTCTAATATGTCATCTTTTTGCTTGCAGTAAAGCTCCTCACAATAGACATCGAATAAGTCCATAGCCTTTGGAGTAGCTATAAACTTTAGACTTGAGCTATTTGGGTCTCTCTCAATCATTTTGTAATCCATAAACTTTTGGTACAGATTACGAGCCGTTTTATCGTCACAACTTAACTTCTTAATCACTACCGAAATCGTTGCCCACTCATTCCTAAGTGTACACCCTATTACAATACGACTGAACACTCGCGCATAACGACTACTATTTATCCATTCAACAAAATCTCCGTACTCTTCCGTCTTTGCATATTTATTTTGTATTGCAAAAATCTCAACCTCTCTATCGGCTATGACTTTTTTGATTTCGGTAAATAAATAATCACGCACACACTCGATTGATTGCGTACAAGGCTCTAATTTAAATTGCTTATTCATCGCCCCTCTCCTTCCTAAGATAGTTTCTAATGGTTGTTACGTGCCATGTTAGACTCCCAGTCCGTGTCACGATCTTTCTTTTCTCCAATCCCCTCTTAATCATCGCTAGGGTAACTGGTGGGTCGTTCTCTGCGATTATCGCATTGATGTGAGGCATTATCTTGCGTCTGAACGCAGTACCAGAGTCACTATTGGCTTCTGATGCAAGCTTAACAGCCTCAAGTATCTTCTTGCTGCCAAACTTCTTGCCGTAGCGTCTAGCGTAGTCATGCCCCCTCTTTATTCGTTGAGCGTGTTTCTCCCTTCTATGAATAATCATTTTCTCAGCTCTGTGAATAAATCCCCTTATTGACACAACATCCATGTCAGGGTCGTTGGTGGAGCGCATTGGTACTTTGGTCTTTATGATGTACTCCACACAAGGTAGGTTTTCTTCCATCTCCAGAAGCGTTGATGTTACCAAGACGCAATCCTTATTTACGAATACGCCTTGTATCGCTTCTTTGAGTCCAGAGATGTTTTTATCTGTTACAGCACTGCGAAACGTGTCTGTAAATATTTCTAGTAGCTCTAACCCAAGGGTCTTGCAAAACTCCACGATCTCCTCGTCAAGTATTGCCCCTTCATTAGAGCCGTAACGGATACGTTTGTATCCTATGGCAAGTGTCATTGTGATGCACCTTCCAAAATATCCTTAAGGTAGTCAAAACAAGTCTCATAATTTTCAACCCCTTCATTAAGACCTAAAGTGCCGACCGGCTGAGAGAAATCCCAGTAATTGCCATCTCTTGAAAATGTAAGGTCATGCTTTGCACATAACCTCTTGAGTTTGGCATAGTATCTTTTCTCTAACTTTCGATACTCTCTCTTCTCAGGGGATACATATCCCTTGGGTGGCTGTATAAATTTACTTAGGTTAAGCATTTCTTTCTCCTTCTAACATAAATATATCTTCTATTAACTCTTATAATACATCTATAATCCTTTTTCAAGTACAATATATATATATTATATAAAAATTATATAGGTGATGGTATGAGTGAAGTTGAACAGCAAATATTATTATTGAGTCCAGAGACACGAAAGATGTTGAAGGAAGAAGCACAGGCTGGGGCATATACATCTATGTCGCAAGTGGCAGATGAAGTTCTCAGAGAAGGATTGAACGCCAGAATAAAGGAACGGCTTGAGTTGAAGATAAAGGAAGAGAACCTTGCTGAAGCCGTCAAAAACTCAAGGGAAATTTATTATGGTGACGAATAAAAAACGAGGATACGAGGTCGAGCGAGAGGTAGTCAAGCTATGGCAAGGGCTAGGAGTGCCATGCAAAAGAGTTTTAGCAAGTGGTGCTTTTAAGCATTACGGAAAAGATTTAGCCGGAGATGTTCGGTTGAATGGACTTACTGTCGAAGTTAAGAGGCGCAGAAACGGAACTGGATTTGCGTCTTTATACAAATGGCTTGAGCAAGATGAAGGAACATCAATGTTAATTTGTCGGGCTGATGCCAAGAAGCGACTGTACGTCATACCAGAGGAAGTGATGATTCAATTCGCAAAAGACATGGGTTGGATGTTGGGCTTCAAAGCAACAGAAACAGAAATAGTGAAAGAAGGAGAAAAAGATGAATGACGTAATTGATTTGGGATTAATGAGTGAGGGTAGCAGCGAATATATACGCTTTAAGCCAAGTGTTAATGCATGGATAGCTGATGGCGATGAGCTACAGCTTGAGGATGTATTATTAGACCCAAGTACCTTAAAAGTGGGTTGGGGCAAGATAGCTGAAGGGCAAGCTCCTGAGTGGACATGGGATGAGAAGCTAGGCAAGAAATCCCCTTCCCCATCCCCGGAGCATAGGCGTGGGTTTTCAGTCATGCTCAAGATCAAGGACAAGGGATGGCGTGAATGGTCTGCTAATGGAGTTGGCGTGATGAAAGGCTTTTCTGAGTTGTGGCAAGTCGTTGGTCTCCAAGTGAAGGAGAATGAGGGCAAAGCCGTACATCTTAAATACAAAGGCGCAAGAATGGAAAAGATAGGGCAAGGTACAACCCGTATCCCGGAATTTGATGTGAAGACATGGCGTGAGATGACCGATAAGCCACCAGTAAAGGAAGAGCCTATTGTGGAAGAGGACACTAACGCTGCCCGTGGTCTTGTCGATGACGAGATACCCTTTTAACTGATGCCTCCAACTAAGGGGGCGTAACTGCCCCCTCTTTTTTATGCTCAAGATAATAACATATACAATGTATCTCATTACAGTTACGGACATAGAGACCGCTAATGTCGAAGTGCATCGGCTTGTGTTTGATAATCATGCAGAGTGTGTGGCTTTAGCAAAGGCTATTAATCAGGTACGAGACCCAATATCGACTAAGAAGAATTGTCGTAGTGTGCAAAATTTCTATTGGGATTTGCCATGATACCTTTCCCAAATAAGAAATATAACATCATTTATGCAGACCCAGCTTGGAAATACAACTCTCGTAGTAGTCCAAACCAAATAAAAAAATATTCAACAATAAAAGCGGATGATTATTACGAACTAATGACTATGGAAGATATTTATAATTTACCTGTTCAAGATATTTCTAGTGAAAATTGTTATTTGTTTTTATGGGTTACGTTTCCGTTATTAGATAAAGCAATTCTCACTTTCAAAAGATGGGGTTTTGTCTACAAAACTATTGGTTTTAATTGGGTCAAAACAAATAAAAATGATAAAAAACCTTTTTTTGGTGTGGGTTATTACACAAAGTCAAATGCTGAAATCTGTCTTCTTGGAGTCAAAGGTAAAGTAAAACCTAAAAGCAATTTTGTTTCTAGCATAATTATTGAGCCAAGAAATAAGCATAGCAAAAAGCCAGATTGTGTAAGAGATAAAATAGTTGAGCTTTGCGGTGATTTACCACGCATTGAGTTATTTGCACGACAGAGACACGAAGGCTGGGATGCTTGGGGTAACGAAGTATGATTCAAAACCACATCAAAGAAATAGCGTTGGATTTATTGGGAGAGCCTAACAAGAAGCTATCGACAGATAAGGAGCTGCGGTTTGGTACTTATGGCTCAATGTCGGTGGATATTGAAAAGGGTACGTTCTTTAGCCATGAGGATAATGAAGGCGGTGGCACAATTGACCTTGTTAAGAGATATGTCAGTGACCATGTGAATTATTTGAAGAAATATGAAGAGCCAAAGAATAGAGATAATATTAAGGATATATATCCCTACACCGACAAGGATGGAAAGACGCTCTATGAGGTAGTACGTTTTGAGCCTAAGACGTTTAGACCTCGTAGGATGAATGGCACTGGCTATGTTTGGAATCTTCAAGGGGTTGTCCAAGTACCTTATAGATTGAAGGACATTTACGATAGGCGTGATGAAATAATTTATATCGTAGAAGGCGAAAAAGACGCAAATACTATTGCTAATAAGCTAGGCTATGTCGCTACAACAAACTGCTTTGGTGCAAGTAATTGGAAGGTTGAGCTCAATAGTCATTTCTCAGGGCGAGATTGTGTGATTGTGCCGGATAATGATGATGAGGGGCGTAAACACGCAGAAAAGGTTGTAGAGCAGCTTAAGAGTGTGTGCAGTAGCCTAAAGGTTGTGCATTTGCCTCTGGGTAATCAGAAGGAAGATGTAAGCGATTACTTTGGGTGGCTGGGGTCTAAGGAAGAGTTTGATAAGCTCGTAAAGGATGCGCCTTCTATTAAGTGTAAGCCGGAGAGTACAGTACCCTTTCACTCGTGGCGTGTTGTAGACGCAATGACCATTCCACCTAGACGCTTTCTCTATGACAATCATTACATAAGGAATTTCGCTAGTATTACCATCGCTACAGGCGGTGTAGGTAAATCTACCTTGTGTCTTACGGAAATGATAGCGATGGCTACTGGACGTAATCTATTGGGTGTTGAGCCTACGGAGAGGTTGAAGGTGCTGTACTTCAATGGTGAAGACCCAATGGAAGAGATACAAAGGCGTTGTGTGGCAACGTGTGAGCATTTTGGAGTGCCACAAGAGGAGTTGGTTGATCATCTGTATATCGCAAGTGGAAGGGATTATGACTTGCTGTTGAGTGAAGGATTTGAGGGAGAGATAAACGAGGGGAGTTTTAAGCTCTTAGAGGACTTCTGTAAGGATAAAGGTATTGATGTCTTCTGTGCAGACCCATTGGCGAATATGACTACAAGTGGGGAGACCAATGAAGTGTTTAGGACATTGGCGAAGAGGCTGTCGGATTTGGCTGATAGCTGTGGGATATCGATTGAGCTGGTGCATCATACAAGAAAGGGAAATGGTTTAGACACAAATGTTGAGAGTGCGAGGGGTGGGTCTTCTCTTATAGCTGCGGTGCGTAGTGCTAGGGTCTTAAGTCCTATGACAAAGGAAGAAGCGGATAAGGCTGGGCTTGAGAGCCATGTCAATCACTTCAGGGTTGAGGTGGGAAAGAGCAATCTGGCGAGACCTATGGACAAAGCAATGTGGTTTGAGAAAAAGTCTCATGCTCTGGACAATGGCGATAGCTGTGCGGTTCTGGAGAAATGGGAGTTTCCTGATGCGTTTAGCGGTATGTCTGTGGAGTTGGGCAGAAGGATACAGAGACGGATTGAGAGTGAGAGACCAAAGCATAGTCCGAGGGCTGAGAATTGGGCTGGGAAGATCATTATCGAGGTGCTGGAGTTGGATATTAAGGATAGTGATCGGTTGGCGAGAAGTAAGGCTACAACCATACTCAAGGAATGGGTACGGACGGGGGTTGTGGATACCTATGTCGAGCATGATGGACGTAGTGGGCGTGATGTAAAGCATTTCTGCCAGGGGAAGAATATCATTGAGTAATCCAGTAATCATAGGGGATTGTACGCTGTATTGTGGCGATAGTAAGGATATTATCTCGCAAATAGATAATGTTGATGCTGTGGTTACTGACCCTCCTTATGGATATGGGTATAAGCCAAATGCAAAGGTTTCAATCAACAGCGCACTTTGCAAAAGAAACTTCTCAAAAAAAGATCAGATTATAGGTGATACTGGAGATATGGATTTTGACCCAAGACCATTTTTGAATATTGGACACTATCATATTTGGTGGGGTGGGAACTGTTATGCAGACAAACTTCCAAATATGAAAAGCTGGTTAGTATGGTTTAAAGCAGACGGAAATACAAAGATAGATCAAGGACACGCTGAGTTAGCATGGTCTAATTTAGGTTTTGCTATCAGAGGATTCAACCATAGATGGTATGGGATGGTTAGAGACTCCGAACATGGGGTAAAAAACTTTCATCCTACGCAAAAACCCATTGAGGTAATGAAGTGGTGTTTGTCTTATATACCCAAAGACGCAAATACTATTTTAGACCCTTTTATGGGTTCAGGTACTACTGGCGTGGCTTGCGCCATGATGGGGCGTAAATTTATAGGTGTAGAGCTTGACCAAAAGTATTTCGATATAGCGTGTCAGCGCATAGAGAAAGCCTATCAGCAGCCAGATTTATTTGTAGAGCAACCAAAGCCAGAGCAAAAAGTTATGGAAATTTTAGAGGAGTAGAGCATGACGAAGGACGATTATGACAAGATATTTGCACTCAAACCTATCACCAAAGATGAGAGGATGCAGCAGATAAGGGTACTAAAACCTGAGACTTGGGAGAAGTTGCGTAGGATGAAGAAGAAAGGGTTAATTCCACGCAAATCCACGACAAAACGTAGGCAATCCACAACATGAGTAACACCAAATATACTTCCACCACGACAGTATGTCTCTTTAGAGACATACGACGTGGAGGTGGTGGTGTAAGTGGGGGTTTTAGTTCCACCACGATAAATTAAAGGAGAAAGAGAATGAATGTAGATTATGGGTCTTTGATATCGGAAGTTGGAAAGTTGATATCGGAGAGAGGAAAGAATTATGGTGAGCCTTTAGCAAATATGCAAGACACGGCTGATCTGTTTAATGTGTATCTAAAAGGAAGAAATACGATTGAGGCTGTAGATGTTCCAGTGCTGATGATATTGGTCAAAGTGGCGAGGCTTATGAAAACGCCTTATCACCTCGATAGCCATTCTGACATTATCGGATATGGGGGCATAGCCAAAGGGATTGCCATGAGGGAGAGGAAAAGTGGAAAAGCCAAATAGTTTTGTGCTGCAACATTCATGGTATGAGCAAAGGCGTGTCACTAAGGGCGAGCCAAAGGTGTACGTCAATCAGGAGAGTACGCCCTATCATAGAGCGTATCACAGAGAGAAGCTCACTCCGGCACAGTTCGAAGCGTGTA